TCATCTTGTAGTCTTAACTTAATGTTTTGACCTTGAACGATGTCACAAAAACATAATAATATTGTGACAAGTAATAGTGCTTTTTTCATTATAATAGTTTGTTAATCAGTGTGTTACAAGACTTTTTTAAGGCTGACGATAGATTAGTTTGGTTAAACTTACCACCTTCATCTATAACTAATGCAGCCATTGATACTTCCTCAGCAGACTCTTCAACTATAACCGTCTTCTTTACTTTATCATCTTCAATCAACTTACCTCTCATTCGTATAACTATAGCGTCTGTATTCTTATGAAATACTGATAAGTTAGACTGAGTCTTTAATACATCAAGATAGACAATCTCGATCTCGATCTTCTTTGTAGCATATGGATTAATAACATACTCTTGTTCTTGTAAGAACTCTTCCATAATATTCTTAACACCAAAAGCAAGATTACGATTACCAGCTAGGTTACCCATAACAATCTTGTTCTCAACAGAAGAAACGTTTATACTTTCTCCTGGTCCTATAAGATTAACAATGTTCTGAGGAGCAAAGAAGTGCGAGTATATAAAGTAACTCTGTATAGATAATGCAGATGCTACAATACTCCAGACAACAAATAATAATGCTTTCATATACTTATGGTTTATACATGGAAAAAGAGCGATTAACGCCCTTGTCCAACATATTTTTTCTTAACTGCTTTGGCTTTTGGTCCAGCAGTTTTTGCATGTTTTCCTTTACGTCTAGTGCCGAAGACAATCTTTTTTGCTTCAGCAGATCCTTTTGCTTTTGCCATGGTTTGTTATGATAATAAGTGATAGTATTCTTTAAAGTGCTTTATACGATCTGGTAAACCTATAGTCCCACCATTAACTCGTTTTGTTACAGCAGTTACCGTTGCTGTATCAGAGCCTTTATCGCAGATAGCCCACAACTTATTGCTATTAAAGAAAAAAGCTGCTGATGCTAATGCATACTTTGTAGCAACTAATTCTGGACTAGCAATAATGTTTTCTGGAACTGTAGCATCAAAACGAGTATAGTTTTCTTTACCCGTAAGCTGAATATAACCTCTTCCACGAAACTTGAATCCCTCTCCAGATGCTTCAGGACCATTACCCATACGAGATGCATAAACTCTATTCGCGATCTTTTCAGGTTTGCGTTCGTACTGTGCAGCTAAAGCAGCTGTTGGGAAATACTTCTTGAAGATACCCATCAATCCTTTTGCAGAATAGTTAAGATTTTCTTGAGTAGCTCTAAAGCCACCAGATTCATGACCACACTGCGCTAAAAAGTGTGCAAGGCGTAATGGTGTAGTAATATTAAATAAACGAGCCGTATCTGGAATAGCATCAATAACAGCTTGAGGTACGTGTCCTTTAAGAGCGTCTAGCTTGAATCCTTGCGATATAGTAGCTACAACTGGAGGAGGAGCCATATATGTTGCCGTAGAGGTGCCTGAAATTGGAAACACAGGTGTTTCTGCTACTGGAGCAAACATCTTCGCCCACGTCGCATCTCCTACAACTCCATCAGGGGCTAAACCGTGAGCGGATTGCCAACCTTTTACAGCAGCATCTGTCTTTGGTCCAAACTTACCAACAACATCAACACCTAAAAACTGTTGAAGTTTCTTTACATCATCACCTTCAGACCCTATTTTTAATAACATATGTATAGTGGTTAGGTGATTTATTACTTCTTCTTACGCTTGTAGTAGCGTCTCTTTGGCTTAGCCACTGCTTCTTCAGCAATTTGCTCAGCAACTGAATCAGATATCTCAACGATTTCTTCTTTTACAGCTTCTACAATAGGTTGGACTTCTTCTAGGATAGTTTTCTTGGGGCTTATGAATAGTCCCTTAATGAATGATAAGATACTCATGGTTTATTTGTTTAGGTTAATTCTTTCCGATCTTAAAGTACGTCTGTAAGCCAAAAGACGTTGTACCGTCCGTGGCAATGTTAACTTTCGCACCATATATTTGATCCTTCTTCGTCTTGTATAGTAGACCGCCTTCAGCACTTCGGACATTACCCCCGCTAGTAAGGTTAAGACCACCACCAACATAGAGTTGTCGTTTAGGATCATCGTATTTAGTAATCGTTTTGGTTTCTTTTACAACAGGAATCTTGTAGTTCTCTTTAAAGCTACGTCCAACAATCTTGTTTTCAGTAACTGTATCAACTATACGTATATGACCATACTGACCAACATGAACGCTGTCTGTATAAATCTTTATTGAAGCAAAGCGTTTAGCTAAGTCTTCGTACTGTTGCTTTAATTTAGGATAAGCTGTATCAGCTTTATACTCAGTGTTTAATACCTCAAAAGGTACTGGAACCTCGTATGGAGTAGGAACGTCTCTAACAATAAGACTATCGTGTTTAGTCCAGAATGTATCAGTAACAACAAGAGTGTCTGGTTGTCTACTATTTGAGTGACCCATACATCCTCGCTGGGTCAGAACTACAAAAAACGCTATAGTAATAATAACGCCGATAACTATATTCTTCATTATCCTTCCATGTAAACATCTCCCTCTTTGTTTGAGTCTTTTGTTTTCTTACCCATAATGTTTTCAGCACCAGAGATACCAAAAGAACCTAATGTGATAATAGCAAAAGCGTTAAAGATGTAGTCGTTTATAACTAACTCCTGTCCTAAATATCCTGTAACTAAGTCTACAGTCATTGCTAAAACCATTACAGCAAAAGACATAAAACCAACTACTGATTTCTCATTCCAGTCGTTGTTATCTTTAAATATCGTCCAAAAGCTTGTTGATTCTGTTGTTTTCTTCATCTTGGTTAGGTTTTATAGCTACCATCTCATGATAAAATACTTGAGAAGGTAGTTTGTTTGGTGGGTGTGGTATCCGTATTGATACAGATTGTTGTTTATTTGTATATACTATTCGTTCTAGATTGTCTATTCGGGTTTTATCTATATTAGACTGAGCCATTAATGCTTTTACATCTGATTTTATCTCAGATACATCTTGCCAGATTAATACACCAAGGACAGAAACTAAACCAGGAAAGATCCAGTTTTTGAATGCCTGAAAGGAATCGTTACGAGGAGCCATTACTTATTTTATTATGCTAAGTGTAGATTAATAGTCTTAGCTGTATCTTGTGGAGTAAGACTAATAAAAAGACTATTTGGTAAAATATTACCTGCTTTATCTTTACGGACATAGTACTTAACCTTTTTAGGATGAGCTGCTAAAGCCATGTTTGACTTAATCTCGATTAGATTTTTTTGCTTAGGTATTGTAATACCACCCATCATTGTTCCTACTATAGGAAAACCAATAGCATCTTTCTGGGCATAATATTTTAATGTTGCCATGTTATATAAAGTTTTTAGTATCGTTAAGTAGCAGTTTGGAGATATGAAACAAAGCATTATCTTTGCATCCCCTTTAGAGAATCTCTACATAATAATATATTAAATATTGTACAAATAACCTAAACAAAAGTAGCCTATGATTATAAACCTCTGGACACCACTGATTCTTAACCGTCTAACACTGAATCAGTTTGTCTACTTAGATTTTAGACACAAGGGTATTATACCTCCCCCTGATCTGATTGATAGCCCTAATATTGACAAAGCGTTAATACTAAAAGGATTCATGACAGATAAAGGAGCTATTACCCCGTCTGGTATAAAAATAATAGATGAGTTCTATGCTCAGATCGAGCCAAAGAAGAAAGTTGTTATAACAAGCCAGATGAAACACCCGCAGGTAGATGACCTATTACTTGATTATCGAGACTATTTCCCAAAAGGTGCAGTATCAGGAAGAGTACTACGTACTAGCCCAACTGATTTAAAGAAACGTTTTAATGACTTCTTTAAAAAGTATCCTGATTATACATGGGAAGAGGTACTTGATGCTACTGAGATGTATGCAAATACGTTTAAGAGTAGTGCAAATGGACATACTTATATGAAAAACTCAACCTACTTTATAATGAAAGATGGAGTATCTGAACTAGCTTCTACTATCGAGAGTCTTCGTGACACAGATGGTCAAGTTTTGTCATCAGGATATGTTCATGACTAGTTGTAAATGTAGTAACTTTTTCGTATTTTTATCTTCCTATGAGCTCACAACTAACAGACATTTTAGACGACGTAGTACCCTTATCGGTCATAAACCAAAAGGGCTTAGACTACATTGAGAAGCGCAAAACAGGACAGATCAAATCAGTCAAAACACCTTGGAACACAATCAACGATGTGACTATGGGTGGCTTTGAGTGGGGAACTATCTCTGTTGTTGCAGCCAGATCAGGAGGTGGTAAGACTACCTTCATGCTTGAGTTAACAAGAAGTGTTCATGACTTGAACCCAACACAGGATTTTATCGTACTTGACTTTCAGTTTGAGATGACAGACGAGAAGATTGCCTTGAGAGAGTATAGTCAGAAGACAGGCTTGTCCGTAAAGGAACTTGCTAGTGCAAAGAAGAAACTTGATGACAGTGTTGTCAGCTTTCTTAAAGGTTATGTAGACTACAAGAAAGAAAAATCAGGAGGTGCTGATAAAATCTTTGTCATTACAAAACGGTGTACTGTCTCTAATATTAGAGCATATATACTTGCAATGTGGACAAAGCATCGTAAGCCAATGATTATTACTATCGACCATAGTTATCTTGTAATGATGGGTACTGAGAAGAGTGAGCTTGCAATGCTTCATAATCTTGGTACTATGATGACTGAGTTAAAGAAAGCAATACCATGCTTGTTTATCGTTCTTAATCAGATGAATAGAGATATCGAGAGTAATGAGAGACGTCAACCAGGTAAGGCTGGTAACTATCCTAATACATCAGATATCTACGGTGGCGATGCTTTGTATAACCATGCAGACTTAATGCTTGCACTAGACAGACCTTTTGAAAAGAACCTAATGATTTACGGCCCTAATAAGTACAAAGTAGAACAAGACCATGTTGCTATCCACGTACTAAAAGCAAGAGATGGTAAATCAGATGCTGTATTATTCTTTAGAGGTGACTTTGCAGCTAACAAGTTTATTGAATGTCCCGAACCTGATAGAGACGTTGATGCTATCAGTACTAGAAGAAGAGTAGTAAATCCTTAATAATGTTAATAAATATGATGAATCAATTAAAGGGACAGTTTAGTATACTGAACTCAGTTCCAAAAGCAGTGCCTGACTTAGGCCCCAATGTTCTTAGTAAAACAAACATGACTATTGATGAAAAGAAACAATTATATAGCAAGCTAACACAGTTTCATAAAGATGCTTTAGCTAACTATGGTTTTCCAAACGCAAAGGTTGAGTTTAAAACTATATGGCATGACGCCACAACAGACCAAGATTCAGTAAATATCTATGGTAATCAGTTTAGACGTAACTTCTTCTTTGAGATATTGAAGTCTTCAGAAGATAAGAAAGGTTATGTAGCAATGGATGAACGTATATTATTTACAGTAGATACAGATTGTGCTTACTGGGATCAATATCCAATAGCAAATGTTAATGCAAACACTACACAAGATGCTCCAGAGAATAGATTGTATAGTGTTCCTTTAGTAGATCTTATAGCTGTTAATGTAACAAAATCTCAAGTAACAAAACAGTCTCAAGAAACAAGAGTGCAGAATGCATATGCATTATTACAAGATGAACCTGAGCTGCCAAAACAAGCATCACTTGATTTTGAGTTAGAACAGTTATCATCAAATGATTTCAAAGCAGAAGATCAACACTATAGTAACCTTAGTGTGCTTGACTTGCTTGCAATCATTCAGTGTGAGCCAATAAGCTCAAAAGATTATCTTAATCAAGCAATAAATAAAGTAAATAAACAAAGAAGCAAATAATGGAAGAGTTCACATTACCTATAGATAAAGTTAAAGCAGAAATAAAGAATCCAAAGAATCTTGTTATATTCGCAAAGCCAAAAGTTGGCAAGACTGAGTTACTAGCAGGACTACCTGATTGTCTAATCTTAGACCTTGAAAGTGGTACTGACTATGTTGATGCATTAAAGATCAAGGCAACATCTGTTAGAGACATAAAAGCCATCGGTGAGCAGATCTTAAAAGCAAATAAACCGTATAAGTACATCGCAGTAGATACAATCACTGCACTTGAAGACATCTGTTTACCTTTTGCAGAGGAGTTATATGGAAAGACTTCAATGGGAAAGAACTGGTTAACAGAAGGTAAGCCTAAGTATACAAGCTTATTAAACTTACCAAACGGAGCTGGATATCCGTGGTTACGTGAGGCATTCACAAAAGTTATTGATTATATCAAGACTCTTGCTCCTCACATTATTTTAGTTGGACACGTTAAAGATACGATGTTAGAAAAAAACGGAGCAGAAGTAAATGTTCTTGACTTAGATCTAACAGGTAAGCTTAAACGTATCACCACATCTAATTCAGATGCTATTGGTTATCTGTACCGCAAGGGAAAGCAAAACTTCCTAAGCTTTAAAACAACAGATGAAATCTCATGTGGGGCTAGACCAACTCACTTAAGAGATGAGGAGTTCATGGTATCAGAGATGACACCAACCGGTCTGGTAACGTATTGGGACCAAGTATTCATTTAATGTAAACAACAATAATAAACAAAAACAATCATGATTAGTACAAAAGATTTCGCAGCAGTAGAAGAAAAAGGAACAAAGACTAGCCCAATCGTAGGACCAGGAACAACAGAAGCACGTATCCTTAATGTTCAGTTAACAAAGAACCGTAGTTTTGATACTGATGGTTCAGTTGCTTTAGTGTTAAACATTGAAACTCCAGCAGTAACAGATCCAAACTTCCAAGGTTTCTTTATTAACCCTAACGATCCTTCAAGCCCTCGTCACTTGGGTCAGATTGGTCGTATTAAGTACAAAGCTTATCCAATGAAGGATAGCACTGTTACTCGTAATATGCCAGATGGTACTACAAAGACTATCAATAATAAGCGTGACAATGAGTATTTACAAGCAGTTATCAACTTAGCAAACACTTTAGGTGCTCCTATTAGAGAAGCTGTTGATAATATTGCAGCATCTACTATCTTTGATCACGTTGATGCAGTATCAAAGATCTTTGCTAACCGCTCAATGGTATTCACTATTGCGGCAAGTGGATACAAGAATGCAAAAGGTTATACTGCATATGACTTGTTCTTACCATATGATAAGACAGGAAAGAAAGCTTATGTGTTAAAGGGTAATGAAGCTGATCTTATTACTTTTGATAAGTCACTACATGTTAGTGAACCAAAAGAAGATAAACAAGTCGCAGGTTTCGAACCAAACAACGATTTCAGCTTATAGTATTAGTGGTTAGGTGATGTAAGAAAGGGTGGGGATTGTATCTCTACCCTTCTTTTTTCTCCTTTAATTACAACAGGTTATGCTAAGTACAAAAAACTTAATATCAGATGTTAAGCTCGTACCATCAACATGGATATTTGAGCACTATTGCAAGCTCCCTGATAAGCTTGTTGGTCAAGACCTTAAGGTAAAGAGTCTTTTCAACCCAAAGGAACGTACACCAAGTATGTGTATCTACTTTGATCAGAAGAAAAGTATCTATAAGTTTAAGGACTTCTCAACAGATACAGGTGGAGGAGCTATTGATTTAGTAAAGCATTTGTACCAGTGTAGCTTTGGACAGGCAAGCGGAACTATTATTGAAGATTACAATGAGTTTATCTTACATAATAATGGAGGCTTTGATGTTCAAGAGTTTAAAAGCTATAGTAAATACCGTGTTAAAGATACAACTACACGGCCCTGGACAACAGCAGATCAATACTACTGGACTAAGTTTAACATAGGCAGTAGATTACTTGATGAGCATAATGTTAGGCCCTTACAATCCTACATTATGGCTAAAGAAGAAGACGGTCAAAACAAAGAGCTTGAGATATTAGGCAAGCATTTGTATGGCTACTTTACGAGTGATGGTCAGGTGTATAAGATATACCAACCCACTGTAAAGGATAAGAAGTTTATTAAGGTTGCGAACTATATACAAGGTTCAGAGCAACTAAAAGGACATGATTACTTAGTTATTACCTCTAGTCTTAAAGACTTAATGGCATTAAAATCATTAAAGCTCAGTGTTGATGTCATTGCACCAGACTCTGAGAACACAATGATAAAGCAGGAAGTCATTGATAAGTATAAGAATCAATATAAGAAGATTATTACTATCTTTGACAACGATGAAGCAGGACTTCGAGCAATGAAAAAGTACCAAGAGCATTATGATATACCTTATGTTCACTTAAAGATGAGCAAAGATTTAGCTGATGCTATTAGAGACTTTGGACCTAGAGAAGTAATGATTAATCTAGTCCCTTTAATAACAAAACATGTAGTAGATAATGAGTCAGACAACTTGGATGCACAAGCGTAAAGCTATCACTTCTCTTGATAAGCTTCCTAATCACCATGAACTAGAAGGATTCGTCTATAAGATTACTAACCTAACAACAGGTCAGATCTATATAGGTAAGAAGTCTTTGTACCATACAAAGAAAAAAAGAATCTCAGCTCGTAGTAAAGCAGAAACAAAAACAAGAAAGACATTCGAGTATATAAAGAAAGAGTCAGACTGGTTAAAGTATTATGGATCAAGCAAAGAACTATCAGCAGATGTTAAGTTACTCGGAGTTGAGCATTTCTCAAGAGAAATCTTAGAGCTATGCAAGACAAAGAAGTACTTAACATATGCTGAGTTTGCTTGGCAAGTTAAGTTAGATGTATTAAGAACTAACTCCTATAACGGAAACATACTAGGTAAATGGTATGGTCGTGATATGGAATAAACAAAAAGATTATGGCTGAATTACATGAGACAGTGATGGGTCAAAAGTTGATATCAACAAATATCCCAGGTATCCATCATGAGTTAAAACGCATTGCAGACTTATTAGAAA